CAAGGCAGGTAAACAGTTTGTCAAACAGCCTAAGAGCATTGCAAAGAAAACTGCGAGGTATAGATAATGGCAAATAAAAAATATACTAAAGAGTCTGATTTAAAAAGATTACTAGAGATATTAAATAAATCAGAAGATCATAAAAGTTTATTTAACAGCCTTAAAACACAAAAAAAACAAATAGAAACTGGTGATTTTACTACAGATTATTTAGGTAAAAGTGAAGATGAATTAGAATCTTATGTGAGAGCTTTAGATGAGATTGTTACTAATTATAAATATGATCCTGAATTAAAAAAATATGTAAAAAAACCTAAAGGTGGTATAGGTAGACTACCTAGTATAAAACCCATTCCTAAAGGTGGTATGGCAGCTCCTTTAAATAAAAATAAAGGTGGCATGATAGATTATAGGTCAAAAGGGTTGTTTAGATGATTACTCCAGAAAGATTAGATGCTTGGAGAATAGTTCCAAGATTATTAATACTGGCATATATGGTAGTATTCTATCAAACCTGTAACTGGTTTATGGATTTACCAGATCCAAACAATGCACAGGCAGGATTTGTTTCTGTCGTAGTAGGAGCAGGTGCAGCATGGTTTGGACTTTATGTAAACAAAGGCAGATCTACTGTCAACGTACAAGCTAAATCGGAGGTACGAGATAATGTTTAAAAAAGAATGGTTTCAAAAGAATTTTGGTCAAGGAACAGTCTTTGACCTAGACTATGGCAAGTTGCTTATAATAGGACTTTGCCTTTACATTGCTTTTATAAAGGAGTAAAAAATGGTTGATACAAAGCAAGACATAAAGATCTCTGAAGAGATGAAACTAGAGAAAAAGATAGAAGATATGCAACAGCAGTTACATGAGCTTCGTTATGGTGATATGGAAAAAGCTTACAAAGAATTTGAAGAAGCTAAAGAAGTAGCCATAAAAAAGTACAATGTATGGAAGCAAGCAGCATTAAAGCATGGACAAGCTCCAAAAAATATGTTAGTATACTTTAACTCATGGACACTATAATGAAGAACTTTAGAATAATATGTTCAGCTTGTACAACTTATCAAGAGTGTACCAAAGCAGGTAAATGTTTAAAGCAGTGACAACACTATTTATAATCTTATGGTTTATTGCTTTAACTTATATAGTAAGTACATTAGTATGGTTATTTAATGATTAGTAGATTTTTAAAATGGTTAGAAAAAAGATTGGATAACTATACTAAAAAAAGAGTACAATATCTTTCAGGTAGAAATAAAAAAAATGATTAGTGCAATTACAACAATGCTAAGTTCAGTCGGTGGTCTTGCTACTTCTTACATAGATGGCAAGACTGCTGTACAAAAGGCTGAAGCACAGATACGTATGAAAGAAGCAACAGGAGATATTGATTGGGATCTTGCTGCTATACGTGCCACTCAAGGATCATGGAAAGACGAGTGGATTTTACTACTGTTCTCAATCCCACTAATACTAGCCTTTACTGGTGATTGGGGAAGAGAGACAGTAGCACAAGGATTTGCTGCTCTGGAAGCAATGCCACAATGGTATCAACTATCATTAGGTGGAATTGTAAGTGCCAGTATAGGCATGAAAGGAATTAGTAAGTTCTATGGAAAGAAAAAGCTTAAGTAGTTACTTTTTGTTTTTTATTACAATTATGGCAGCTAACATATTTGTAATGATGATAGTAGCAGCTTTAATAACCATGTTTGGATATGGAGAGTATATAACATGGCAGGGAAAAGAAAATGGTTTTGGTTTATACTTAATACTTTTTCCCTTTGTTCTATATTATGGATATAAAAAAATATTACCTGCCTTATAGAAGACGATACTTAGGAGACAGAATGTTTCCTATTACAAGAATAAGACACAGAAATGCCCACACTAGAAAAAGAGAGGAAAGACATGAGCTTTACACTCAGCAAAAAAAGTTTAAAAAAATTAAATGGCGTGAACGACTCCTTAGAGAGATGCGTCAAAAAAGCAATAGAAGTGACCAAGATTGACTTTGGTGTCATTTGTGGTTTGAGAACCCTAGCAGAACAACAAGCTCTTGTAGATAAAGGAGCTTCACAGACTTTAAAATCCAAACATCTTGATGGTCTAGCAGTGGACCTGATGGCTTATGTAGGAGGGAGGGCTTCATGGGAGCTGAATCTTTATGATGATATAGCTGATGCCATGAAGGAAGCTGCAAAGCTTGAGAACGTGGGCATTCGTTGGGGTGCAGCTTGGCATATAGATGATATACGCAGTTGGAATGGTACAATGCAAGATGCCATGAATGCGTATATAGATCTAAGAAGAGGACAAGGTAGAAGACCATTTATTGATGGACCTCACTTTGAGCTAGCATAATGTGGATGTCTATAATGATACTGTGTGCTAGTATGAATGCACAGTCTTGCATGGTAATAACAGGTAATGAATTACACACAAGTAAAGAAAAATGCTTTGAAGATTCTATTGCTAAAGCAAACAAAGCTGTTACATATCCTCAAGTACATCAAGCAAGACCTTTTTGTCAAGTTATTCCGGGAACAGAACAACCAGATAAGGTAGATACATAATGGCTAGACAACTAACAGAAAAACAACAGAAGTTTCTTGATGTGTTGTTTGAAGAAGCAAAAGGTAATCCTGTCACAGCTAAGAAACTTGCAGGGTACAGTGAGAATAATCCAACATCAGCAATAACATCTTCTTTACAGGAAGAGATAGCTGACTTAACAAAAAAGTTTATTGCTAGTACTGCAACTAAAGCTGCTTACTCTTTATCTCAAGTAATAGATAATCCTACAGACTTAGGTAATAAAGAAAAGATGATAGCAGCAAAAGATATACTTGACAGGGGTGGTTTTACTAAAACTGATAAAGTAGAAGTAACATCTGCAAGTCCACTATTTATATTACCACCGAAAGAACATGAGACTAACTAAAAGTTGGACACTACCAAAGCCAGAAGAAACAGAAGAAGGTTATAACTGGAAGCCTGTAGTTAGAGTTGGAAGAACAATACCTTTTGGTTACAAACAAGATGAGAATGATAAGGATTTACTTTTACCTATTCCTACAGAATTAGAACTACTAGAAAAGGCAAAGAAGTTTATCAAACAGTATAGCTACAGACAAGTTGCTGATTGGCTCACAACACAAACAGGTAGAAAAATATCTCATGTTGGTTTAATAAAGAGAATTAAGATTGAACAAAAACGTAAGTCAGAAGCTTCAACTCAACGCTACCTTGCCGAAAGGTACAAAGAAGCGTTACAAAAGGCAGAAAAACTTGAAGCCAAAATTGCAGGAGCAACCTAAAGTTGTACCTGCTGAAGTTGTAAGAGAACCTATTGAAGTTGAACAAGCACAAAAGAAAATTATCTTTCAACCCAACAAAGGTCCTCAAACAGACTTTCTCTCTTCTAACGAAAGAGAGGTACTTTATGGAGGCAGTGCAGGAGGCGGCAAGAGCTACGCCATGCTTGCAGATCCAGTACGTTACTTAAACAATCCACACTTTAGAGGACTGTTAGTCAGACGTACAACAGAAGAACTAAGAGAACTTATATCAGTATCAAAGACTTTATACCCACAAGCTATACCTGATATTAAGTTTATGGAAAGAGATAAGACTTGGGTAGCACCATCAGGAGCTACACTATGGCTCTCCTACCTAGATAGAGATGATGACGTAACAAGATACCAAGGTCAGGCATTTAGTTGGATAGGATTTGATGAGCTTACACAGTGGCCTACTCCTTACCCATTTGACTACATGAGATCACGACTACGTACTACAAGAGAAAGTGGCTTAGAGTTATACCAGAGAGCTACAACAAACCCCGGAGGTCCCGGACATAGTTGGGTAAAGAAAATGTTTGTAGACCCTGCTCCACATGGAGAATCTTTTTGGGCAACAGATATAGAAACAGGCAGACCTTTATTATGGCCTAAAGGTCACAGTCAGGAAGGACAGCCACTATTTAAAAGAAGATTTATACCTGCTACATTATTTGATAATCCATATTTAGCAGAAGATGGTATGTATGAAGCAAACTTACTTTCTTTACCAGAGAACCAAAGAAGACAACTATTAGAAGGAAATTGGGATGTTAGTGAAGGAGCAGCTTTTCCAGAGTGGAACAGAGCCACTCATGTTGTTGAGCCTTACGATATACCTACTGGTTGGACTAAGTTCAGAGCCTGTGACTATGGCTACGGAAGTCATACAGGAGTTTTATGGTTTGCAGTCGCTCCTGATGAACAGCTAATTGTCTACAGAGAACTGTATGTTTCAAAAGTATTAGCAACTGATTTAGCAGATCTAGTACTAGAAGCAGAGCAAGAAGATGGTAAGATACGTTATGGTGTACTGGATAGTTCTCTCTGGCACAAAAGAGGTGACACAGGACCATCACTAGCAGAGCAGATGATTATAAAAGGTTGCAGATGGAGACCATCAGACAGAAGCAGGGGTAGTAGGGTTGCAGGAAAAAATGAGATACACAGAAGATTACAAGTTGATGAGTTTACTGAACAACCTAGATTGGTCTTTTTTAATACGTGTATTCATACTATCTCTCAGCTTCCTTCTGTTCCTCTAGATAAAAATAATCCAGAGGATGTAGACACAAAGTCTGAAGATCACTTATATGATGCCTTACGTTATGGTGTTATGACAAGACCAAGAAGTAGTTTATTTGATTACAATCCAGATACACAGAAAACTGGATTTCAAGCAGCAGACGCAACATTTGGATATTAAGGATAGAATATGGCAGAAGATACAGAACAGATGGCAATAGATGCTGAAGAATCTGCAGCAATAGAAGATATGATTGCAGATAGTCTTAATGATGAACCTGCAGGTCAAATAGAAAGATTTGTCAAGGAAAAATTTAGTAAGGCAGAAACAGCAAGAAGATCTGATGAAGAGAGATGGATTCAAGCTTATAGAAATTACAGAGGTCTTTATAGTCCTGAAGTTCAGTTTACTTCTACAGAAAAGTCAAGAGTATTTGTAAAAGTTACTAAAACAAAAGTTCTTGCTGCTTATGGACAACTTGTAGAGGTTCTTTTTGGAAGTAATAGATTTCCTCTTGGTATTAATCCTACAAGTCTTCCTGAAGGTGTAGAAGATACTGTTAGTTTTGAAACTAATCCTCAAATAAAAGAAGCTGTAGGAGAAGCAGGTGGAGATACTAATGATGAAATGACCCTTAGACCCGGCGAAACTATGCCAGAGTTTAATGAACGTGTAGGACCTTTAAAAGACGATCTTAGTGCTGTAGAAGAAGATGTACAATTTAAACCCGGAAAAAGTCCATCTGCTGTACAGTTTCATCCTGCAATGATTGCAGCTAAAAAGATGGAAAAGAAAATACATGATCAACTAGAAGAGTCTAATGCTAAGAAACAATTAAGAGCTACTGCTTTTGAAGCTGCTTTATTTGGCACTGGTATTATGAAAGGACCTTTTGCAGTTGATAAAGAATATCCTAATTGGGATGAAGAAGGTGAATACAATCCAGTATTTAAAACTGTGCCACAAACTTCTAATGTTTCTATTTGGAACTTCTATCCTGATCCAGATGCAAACAATATGGATGAAGCAGAGTACGTTATAGAAAGACACAAGATGTCTCGTTCACAACTACGTGCATTAAAACGTAGACCTTTTTTTAGAGAAAATGCTATTGATAAAGCATTAGAAATAGGTGAAAACTATAACAAAGAATGGTGGGAACATGCAATGGATGAGAGTAATGAAGATGATTATTCTCAAAGATTTGAAGTATTGGAGTTTTGGGGTTTTGTAGATAGAGAGATTATAGAACAATATGATGTAGATATTCCTACAGAACTAGCAGAAGTAGAACAAGTAAGTGTTAATGCATGGATTTGTAATGGCTGTGTCTTACGTTTAGTAATGAACCCATTCACTCCTGCCTATCTACCCTACTATGCAACACCTTACGAGATGAATCCTTATAATATCTTTGGCGTAGGTATTGCTGAAAACATGGATGATACTCAAACATTAATGAATGGTTTTATGAGAATGGCAGTAGACAATGCTGCCCTATCAGGAAACTTGTTAATAGAAGTAGATGAAACTAACCTAGTTCCCGGACAAGATCTTACAGTATATCCCGGAAAAGTTTTTAGAAGACAGGGTGGTGCTCCCGGACAGGGCATCTTTGGAACAAAATTTCCTAATGTATCTAATGAGAATATGCAGATGTTTGACAAAGCCAGAGTTCTTGCAGATGAATCTACTGGTTTTCCTTCGTTTGCTCATGGACAAACAGGCATACAGGGTGTAGGTAGAACTGCATCAGGTATTTCTATGCTGATGAATGCAGCTAATGGTTCTATTCGTAATGTTATTAAGAATGTAGATGACTACCTACTAGGACCTTTAGGTAAAGCATTTTTTAGTTTTAATATGCAGTTTGACTTTGACCCAGAAATTAAAGGTGATCTTGAAGTTAAAGCACAAGGCACAGAAAGTTTAATGGCTAATGAAGTTAGAAGCCAGAGATTGATGCAGTTTATGCAGACAGTATCTAATCCTGCTCTTGCACCTTTTGCTAGAATGGATTACATTGTTAGAGAAATTGCAAAGAGTATGGATCTTGATCCTGACAAGGTAGCTAACTCTATGAGTCAAGCTGCTGTACAGGCAGAGATACTCAAGAAGTTTCAGGAAGCTAATCCACCACCTGCACCTCCACCACAACAAGGTCAACCCCCTGCTCCTGCAGGTGGACAGGTAGAAGATACACAAGGCTCTGGTGGTGGCACTATAGGTACAGGATCAGTTCCAACTCCAGAAGAAGAAGGCTTTACTGGTAATCAAGGACCTATACAATAATGAACATATTAAGAAAGCTTACTACTGACAAAGAGCTATGGGATGCATTTGTAGAATACATAGATGATGCTATAGCTAAACAACATAAATCACTAGAGCAAGCAACAGAAGTTTCTATGATGTATAAACTACAGGGATCTATTGCTTGTTTACGCAGAATGAAGTATCTTAGAGATGAGTTAAATAGTAATGCCAACAAAATTAAAGAATAAAACAAATCTTATTGTAAAAGAAACTGGTAAACCTGTTTTTAAATTAAATGGAGAACACGTTTCTGAAAAATCTGCTACGATTAAAATAGATGATTTTTATGTTAATCTACCCTCAATACATGGTAATATGAGGTACAGTGAAGACGAACTTTATGATATGTTAATGAACAATGAAATAAAAGCAACAAGTGTTCATAAAAAACATAGTGACGCAATTAAGGCTGCAAAAGAAAGAAGTAAAAATTTAACTATTATAAAAGGTTCAGGATTTTATAAGGGTGGTTTAGCTAAATATATGGAAACAGAAAAACAAACAGAAGAAGCTTTTAATTTAAGTGATTTTTTTAAGGAAACATTTAAATTACAAGAACCACCTGCAATTAAATTTGGTAGAGAGTTAAAAGAAGAATTTAAAAATTTAACAGGTACAAATACTGAAAACAAAGGTATGTCTTACCTTGATTTAATTTTTGATAGTCTACCTCTTAGTAATATAGGTGATCCTGATGAGGAATATGAAACATCTATGGAAACCTTATATAAAGCTTTTAATGATAATCCTAAAGATTTTTTAAAACAATTAATAACAGGTATAGGTGATAATCTTGGAATAAATAGACCTTATGGTGTACCTAGTCCTCTTGCAACTACAACACCATTAAAAGAAGATGCTTTACTAGAAAATCCTTACGGATATGGTAAAGAAATTGTAACAGATGTAGCAACTAATGTCTATGATCTGTTTACAAAAACAGAAGATATGAGAGCACAACAAATATATGATAAACCTTTTAAAAATCTTACTGGTGAAGAACAAAATAAAATTAGAGAAAGTATACTTGGAAATATAGTAACAACTGCAGAAGTTGCAACTTTAGGTGGATTTACATATGGAGCAGCAAGAAGAGCTATAAGAGAAAATATTGCTAATCAAAACATAGATCATTCTTCAAATGCTTATACTAGTTCACCTAAAACAACAAAAACTATTTTTACTTTTGATAAAAATGAAATTGTAGAAAAAGAAGTAGATACTGATTATACATATCCTTTTTTAATAGAAACTCCTAACAATGTTTTTGAACGTGATTTTAGAATTAATAGAGAAGTAGAAAAAACATTTACTAAAGGTATAAATGTTTTTAGTCCTACAATAGAAGCATTAAATAATTTTCCAAATTATAATAGTTTAAAAAACAAACAATTAATATCACCTAGAAGTTTATGGACACATTTAACAAACTCTAAAATAAATAATAAAGTTATTTTAAAAAGTGCATTTAAAATTTATGGTGGTGGACCTGAATATGTATTTGCTCATAAAGCTTTAGATTATTATTTAGATCAAAAAATAATTAATCCTAAATTAATAAATAATATAGATTATGGAAATACTTCTATACAACAAATTTCTAAAGTTTATGAAATTATAGATTCATCTTTGTATGAATTTAATCAAGCTATAAAAAAAGCAAAAGCATTTCCTTTTGTAGATGATCCTAATGATATAAAGTATGAAGTTGATCTAGGTCACACAAAAAAATATTTTAGTTCTGCAGAAGATATAAATTCTTATGTAGAACAAATAAATGGAGATTTTTTTAATACAATTAATAAAGCTTTAACTAGAACAACTCCAGAAAATAGAAGTATTTATTTTGAAATTGATAGTTATAGAAATAAATCTGCAAGTGGTTTAGGTGGACAAGAAGGTGAAAGTCCTGTTAAAAACTTATCTTTATTTGAAAATTTTTCTTTAGGTAACTTAGTTACTCCAGATTATAATGATCCAGATTTTAGTAATAAACTACAAAAAAGTATAGAAGCACAAAGAAAAAGATCTTTAAGAATACCTTTTTCTACTGCTTTTGATATGGATGAAGTGCCTTTTACTCAAGATCAAAGACAACCAGAAATTGGTTTAGTTATGAGTGGTGTTTCTAATGCAGATGGTTCATTTAAAATAGAAACTATTAATAATGAATATAATAAAAATTATAGAGATTTACAAGGTGTTATTGTTTTAAGAAACCCTGCAGATATTAGATCTTTAAATGTTCAAGCAGTAAATGATATTGTTCAGCAATATGGAAATGTAGAAGATATAGCAAGTAGATATATAAATAATATAAGAATGCCAGATATAAACAAAAAAGATCAAACAGGTTTTGTTTCAGATATGGTTGTTACTTCAAATTTTGACACAAAAGTAGAAGATGCATTTTTTAACATTGAAGATAAAATTAAAAAAATAAATAAAAAAAATTCTAAGTTATTTGATCCTAATTATCAATTAGCTTACGATCAAAATATTTTAAGATTACTTTTTAATAATTTAAGAAAAATTCACGAACCAAGTAATATGAGAAATGTTACTAAATCTTTTACATCAGCAGACGCTGCTTTAAATACAATAAAAAATTATTTTAGTGGTAATTATGGTGCTTTTGATATGGAAAGTGATTTTTTTAAACAAACGCAAAAAGATTATGCAATAGATTTATCAAAAATAAGAGATAAAGAGGAAGAAAAATTAGTACTAGATTATTTTCAAACTGTTAAAAATGAAGTAGAAAATTTTAGTGATGAAGCTAATGGAGTAATGGCTCTTAAAACTTTAAGAGGTGTTGATGATGATCCTATAAGTTATATGCATGGTTTCGGACCAGAAAGTTTAGGTCACATAAGATTTAGTTTAGTACCTAACAAAGATTTACTTGTTATTGAGGAAATGCAATTTGATATACCAGAGGCTTTATATAATGCTGCGGATAGTGCAGGTGTAGGTTTTCTTCCTGATTTTGGAGAAGCACAAAGTTTTTCAACATTACCTAAAAATTTAAAAAATTATCTTAAGTTTGAACTTACAAGAAAATCTTTTCCAGAACTTGAAAATTATGCAACAATATTACAAAATCGTGGTTCAGAAACTACCACTCGACCCTATGTTAAACAAACTGATATTCAAAAATTAAAAGAAAATATGTCAGATTCATCTCAAGATTTTAATATAATTGAAAAAGATGGAGATTTGTTTATTAGAATAGAACAGTTAAAAGATCTAAATAATGAAGGTATTGTTTATAATCCTATTGCTTTTAAAGAAAATACAAGAGTAGAATTGAAAGGTATTATGGATGAAGTAGATAGTGATTTAACTGAAGATTTTATTAGTTCAAACAAAATATCAAATTTTCTTGGTGGTTCTGATTATAAAATACAAATAGGTGAAGTAAAAGAAATAAAAAGTGATAAAAACAAAGTTGTTTTTGAAACAAAATTAAATTTTAAAAAACGTCTTTCTCGTAAAAAAGCTGAACAAATGGGTAAAAAATTTGTAGAAGCAGAAAAACAATCTGGTAGATTACCTATAGCTGATATTCCTGATGCAATGGAAAAATTACTTTCTTCTTTAGTAGTTGAAGCACAACAAAGAGGTGCTACTAAAATTGTTTTACCACCTTTAGAAAAAATATTAGAGGCTAGATTTATGTCTGTTGAAGGAGCAAGCCCAAAATTTAAAAAAACTTATGTTACATATTTTGATCAAGCTGTAACTAATTTAATTAAAAAAAGTAATGGTAAAATAAAACCTGTTTTTATTGATTTAACTTATTATCCAGATTTAAAAAATCAAAAAACAGATAATTCAGTATTAAAAGATTTATATGTAGGAACATTTGAAACTGTTAAAGGTAAGGGTTTAGATATTAGCGACATAGTAAAAGATGTAGAAAAAGTAAAAGGAACAAAAACTTTAACTGTTGGTTTAGCAAAAGGTGGGTTAATATAATGGAACAACAAATGAATTTATTTGAAGAAGGTGGAATGAAAGATGATGGATTAGATAGAGATCCTGTCAGTGGTAATGAAATACCTCCGGGATCATTAGCTAAAGAAGTTCGTGATGATATACCTGCACAATTAAGTGATGGTGAATATGTTGTTCCTGCAGATGTTGTTCAGTATTATGGTGTAAAGTTTTTTGAAGATTTACGTGCAGAAGCAAAACGTGGTCTTGCACAAATGGAAGCTACAGGTAGAATAGGTGGTGAACCATTAGAAGTAGATATGACTATGATAGCTTTTGGTCAAGCAGATAAAAAGAAAAAAGAGAAAAAATTTAAAGGTGGAGCTGTAGGTTATACTAATGGTGGTGTTGCAGATGAAGTTTCACAAATAGAAAAAGCTAGAACTTTTAGTGGTTCTAATTATGGTGTTCTTGGTTTTACTCCTGATAGTCCTATTTATCAGACAGGTCAAGGTCAAGGTCAATCTCAAAAAAATACAACTACTATGACTTATTATCATGGGCAAACTGGTGAAGCAAAAGTAGTTACTTTTGTTAATGGTATTGTAACTCCTCCATCTGATTTAGAATTTACTCAACCACCTTGGTCTTTAAATAAACCTGCACCAACTCAACAACAAGTTTCTAAAGATAGAGATGACAAAGGTTCAAGTAATCCTTCTGAAGAACTTAAAAAAGATGGTTGGGGTTTAGATCCAGAAAAGTATAATTTTTCTACTTGGAATGCTGAAAGATTTATTAAAGAAGCAGCTGATCAATTAAAAATATCAGCAAGTGAAAGATTTATTACTGGAGCAGCTACTTTAGTTAATCCTATTATTGGTGGTATTGTAGGTGGTATGGCTACTGGTGATGGTCTTGTTAATACTAAAGTAATGATAAATATGTTAAAAGGAGCAGGTGATAATGAGACAGCTTCTACCCTTGAAGATATGTATAAAGAAGCTGTGGATAATTTAAGTCTTATAGAAAAAACTGTCTTTACAAGTGGTATAGGTGAGAATATATTAAATGGAAGTGTAACACTTAAAACTAATAATGCAAATGAAAGTAATTCAACTTTTTCAAATTTTGTTAATGATAACAGTTTAGTATCTTCATATAGTGGTTCTTTACAACAAAATAATATTATAAAAAGTCCAATAAAACCTACAATAAAAGAAAAGGAGAAGATAGATGCAGACAAATTTATGAAAAATATTGACAAAGAAGCTGCAAAAACTCTTCAAGGAGAAAATTTAAGATATTCAGAGGAACAAGATTTAATGCTTGATTCTGCTAGACCAAAACCAACCATAGCTACAGATTTTGCTACAGATGATAAAGATCCTGTTTCAGCAGAAGAAGAAAATTTATCTAAAGCTTATGGTGGAGGTGAGGCATCTAAAAAATTTGGAATGAAAAAAGGAGGACTAGCAACAAGAACAAGAAAACGTAGAAATAAATAGTAGATTGGCTACTCAACAATGTTGACCCCAAGAAAGGAAAAGTAGAATGCCAGAATTAGAAAATGTGGAAGCACAAAAAACTGCAGGATATATGAGCAGAAGTAGATCTAAGTATAAAGACAAGATCAAAAAAGAAGAAGAAGAACTAAAACAACTTATGGAACAACAAGGTAAACCTCAAGAAGAACAAAAGGTTGAAGAAAAAACTGAAGATGTTAAACCAGAAGTTGAACTTAGTGATGAGGAGAAATCTTTTAAAACTCGCTATGGCGATATGAGAAGACACCTAGCTGCTAAAGAGAAAGAATATAATGCCAAGATTAAGGAGCTAGAAGGTAAACTAGGAGAAACTCAAAAACTAGTACCACCTACATCTGATGAAGAACTATCTGCATGGGTAGAAAAATATCCAGATGTGGCAGGTATAGTAGAAACAATAGCTGACAAACGAGCAAAGCAAATGTTTGATAAGGCTAATATACAAATAGAAGAACTTAATAAAGCAAAAGAAGAAGCAACAAGGAGTCGTGCAGAGAATGAAATTAGGAAAGCACATTCAGACTTTGATGAGCTACGTGATTCCGATCAATTTCATAATTGGGTTGAAGAACAGCCTAAGTGGGTTCAGAACGCTTTGTATGAAAATACGGATGATGCTGCTTCAGTTGTACGTGTTCTTGATCTGTATAAAGTTGATAATGGACTTACGAGATCTGATAAGAAAGATAAAACAAAAGCTGCTGCCTCGTTGGTAGACCGAGGATCTAAGACAAAAGTAGATCCAAGTGAATCTTCAAACAAGATAAGAGAGTCTGATATTGCCAAGATGACGGATGCAGAATATGCAAAGAATGCTGATAAAATAAATGAAGCACACAGATCTGGTAAAATAATCTATGATTTATCAGGAAATGCGAGATAAAGACTTGACAAAAAAGGATTTATCAGTATAACTAACCCTTAGACACAAAGCCTCTACTATAGACTACCTTTGTGTATAAGTAATACGAAGACTAAACTAGTAAAAGACTACCTATATAAGTATAGACCCATTGACTTTGAGACTCGCTATTTCACTGTTAAATGCACTCTAGAAAATATAGCCTCTTCTATAAGGTTAGCTTTTAAATAAGCCAAACAATAGGAGGATTTTATTATGGCTTTTCAAACAG